GCTGAGTTTGTCGGTAAATTACCTCCTGATACTATGGCTGAGATTTGTTTTAAATGGGCTAATATGTATTCAGCATATATCGTTGTCGATATCACAGGTGGTATGGGTGTTTCCACATCACGTAAACTTCAGGAGTTAGGTTATAAAGACTTATATGTTGACGGGGAAGACGTTAATAACTCTTGGAAATATAATCCAAAGTCGGCAGAAAAAATACCCGGTATTAACTTTAATAATAAACGAGTTCAGATTATTGCATCTTATGAGGAGGCAATGAGACATGACTTTAGAATATATAGTCATCGTTTATACAATGAAATGGATACGTTCATTTATCTCAATGGTAGACCCGACCACCAAAAAGGACGACATGACGATTTACTTATGTCTATCGCGATGGCAACATACGTGGGGGAGACATCGTTTAGTAAATTAAATAAAGTAACAGACCAAGCGAAAGCAATGATTGAGTCGTGGTCCATAAATAACAATACCTCAGTAGGTAAAGATATTGATTTTAACCCTGTTATCCCAAATTATAATGATATGATGGGTAGAACTAATACCAATCATAGTGTTAATAGAGATGAGTATTTAAAGTATGGTTGGTTATTTGGTAATTACGGACAAAAATAAACTATTTAAAAATTGATATTTATAATTAAAATTCTGATATGGAAAACAATAAAAATTTAACGGTTTGGCAACGATTAACACACGCATTTGGACCAAATTCATTATTAAATCAAGATTACCCCACATATTCGTTTGATAAGAAGGAGTTACTTAAAACAACTTCAAAGGATGAGTATGAAAAAGAAAAATTACAGGCACAACAAACTTTCTATTTAACAAATCAATGGGCTAAAATAGAAACTAATTTATATTCACAAGCAATCTATTATGAACCAACACGTTTGGCTTCGTTTTACGATTATGAATCAATGGAATACACACCTGAGATATCGGCAGCGTTAGATATCTACGGTGAAGAATCAACTACTGTAGACCAAAATGGTTTTATGTTACAAATTTATTCCGAATCAAAACGTATTAAATCAGTATTAACGGATTTGTTTAATAATAGTTTAGATTTAAATACTAACTTACCTATGTGGGTAAGAAATACTTGTAAATACGGTGATAACTTTGTTTACTTAAAATTAGATTCTGAAAAAGGTATTGTTGGTTGTATGCAATTACCAAATATTGAAATTGAACGTTTGGAAAGAGGTATGGCTGCCAAAATTAACAATGTTGAAGAACCCGGACATAGTAGAGGATTAAGATTCCAATGGAAAGTTAAAGATATGGAATTTAACTCTTGGGAAATTGCCCATTTCCGTTTATTAGGTGATGATAGAAAATTACCATATGGAACATCCATGTTGGAGAAAGCTAGACGTATTTGGAAACAGTTATTACTATCTGAGGATGCAATGTTAATTTATAGAACATCAAGAGCCCCTGAACGTAGGGTATTCAAAATTTTCGTGGGTAACATGGATGATAAAGATGTTGAACCATACGTACAACGTGTTGCAAACAAATTTAAACGAGACCAAATTGTTGATAGTAAAACAGGTAACGTTGATATGAGATATAATCAAATGGCGGTAGACCAAGATTATTTTATTCCTGTTCGTGACCCGGCAGCACCTAACCCAATTGAGACATTAGCGGGAGCACAGAACTTGGGTGAGATTGCGGATATCGAATATATCCAAAAGAAATTATTAACCGCACTACGTGTTCCTAAAGCGTTTTTAGGTTTCGAAGAACCTGTTGGTGAAGGTAAGAACTTATCATTAATGGATATACGTTTTGCGAGAACAATCAACAGAATACAAAAATGTATGATTGCCGAATTAAATAAAATCGCAATTATTCATTTATTCCTTTTAGGTTTTGAAGACGAACTATCTAACTTTACATTATCATTAGCAAACCCATCAACACAGGCCGACTTATTAAAAGTCGAAGCTTGGAAAGAAAAGGTTACTTTGTATAAAGAGGCGGTAACGGCAGTTGAGGGTATTGCACCAACATCGGTAACTTGGGCCAAAAAACATATTTTAGGATTCTCTGATGAAGAAATTAAACTTGATTTACAACAACAACGTGTTGAGAAAGCGGTTGGTGCTGAGTTAACAAATACCGCAACAATTATTACTCACACAGGTATATTTGATAATATTGATAACCTATACGGTTCTAAATCAGGTGGAACACAAACCGCTGCGGCGGGTGCAACACCTCCACCACCTCCGGGTGGTGATATGGGTGGTGATATGGGTATGCCGGCCCCACCTCCAGGACCTGAACCAGGTGGTGATGCTGGAATTACACCTGAATCTATTGACAAACGAGATAATTTAAAAATCTTAATAGAATCCGAAACAATGTATAATGACGAAGAATTTATTGATTTGTCAAAAGGAAAAAATAATTTAGGTGATATTGAGATTCAATTGAATAAACTTTTAGGAGACTAATATTTATATAATAAAAAACAACGAAATGAAATTTGGAATTATAAAATCAAAAATAGAAAATGTTTTATTAGAATCGTATAAAGATGGTTCATTTAAAAATGAACTTAAAACATTTAAAAAATTAGTTTTAGAAAATAAAAACATTAATAGATTATTTTACATCTATGATGATTTAAGTTCTAATAAAGGTTTAACTAATGAAGTTGCTAGTGACTACATTCATGAAATGGTAACTCTTTACGAAAATACCGTTAATAAAATTATTCCTACAGACTTGAAAAAAATCAAAGATTGGACAAATAATTCTTCTGTAGTTGACAATAACTACGAAGTTATTGATAATCTACTTAGTGGTGGGGTTTTAAACTTAGAGTCAAAAATTAATAGTAAAAAGACTATTACTGAAACTATCACTAAACAACCTGTGACTGAGAAAGAAGTAGTTAAAGTTCCGTTAAGTACTATGGTAAATATGGCAAACAAAACAATCACAAATTATATTGATGGTTTGAATGAATCTGAGAAAAAAGAATTTAACCAAATGTTATCTGTTGATGACTCTGAGTTAGAATCAAAGTATTCAACTATTAAAGAAAGTGTTGTTGAAAAATTACAAACGTTGTATAATCAAAACCACGATAGACCAACAAGAAACTCAATTAATGAGACGATTGAAAAGATTTCGTCTGAAAAATACGATAAATTAAATTACTATAAATTAAAAAGTTTACACGACAACCTTTAATCATTATTTGATTTAAAGTTTTTCTGAACGTGTTTAGCCTTGCTAAGCACGTTTCTTTTTATTACAGAAGGTTTAACAAACACTTTACGGTTAACCAATTCAGACATTTGTCTTGTTTTAATCACCTTACTCTTATATTCTTTAAGAGCTTTTTCGATATTTTTATCTTTATTTACTTTTACTACAATCATATTAAAAAAATGTGGATTTATTGTTTTTTTGACTATTAATGTAAATATACCTACATTTATTTAAAATAAACTGTTTCACGATGAAAAATAATGAAAAAAGGGAAAACCTCTAAAATCCAAGGATTTAAAACTGCGAAAGTTTTATTTGGTACAGTCGATTCTGTTAATCTAAAATCAATATATCTTAACATTCAAACTTGGGTCGAACCAAAAAAAGACGTGGAAAATTGGTCGAGAGTCGTTTTAAACTTGAGTAGGTCAATTAAACATTCAATTTACGATAAAGTAAAAAATTCATTTTTTGATGATAAATTCATTGTTGACTTAGATTTAAGGTCTAGCGGGTTATCACTAAATAAAAAATCATTTATGAATTTAGAAATTAATTTCTTTCTTAAAGATAATATCTCATTAACGTTTAAAGACACCGAAATTAAAGATTTCTTAAAAAATCTCACAACTAAAATATTTCAAGATAATTTAAAAAACAACCAATATTTTAAGTTTTATCTTTCTAAAACAAATAAACCAATCAATAAAACTGTCAAAACCGAAAATATTTAATATTTATTGTTAAAAGAAACAATGAATTTAAAAATATTAAAACCATATGAATTGGGTAAAGGTATCTTAATCGAACAAGATGCTGGATATATTTCCCCAACAACAGAACACAATAAATACATAATGGAGTCTACTAACTTTTTAGACCATTCAAAACCATTTGAATTTTATGCCGTTCTACAAAAATATGACACACCAAATAGAAATGGTCGTGTGTATCCTGAAAGGATTTTAAAACGAGAATCTGAAAATTATAAAAAAATGATTGAGAAGGGTGTTTCATTATCAGAATTGAACCACCCTGAATCATCGTTAATTGATTTAGACCGTGTATCTCACATCATTACTAAAGTATGGTGGGAAGGTAATGTACTAATGGGTGTTTTAAAATTACTTACAAGCCCAGGTTTCCACGAAAGAGGTATTGTATCAACTAAAGGTGATATGGCGGCAAACTACCTAAGACAAGGTGTTACGTTAGGTATATCATCAAGAGGTGTTGGTTCCCTTAAAAAAGTGGGAGAACAAAATGAAGTTCAAGATGATTTTGAGTTAATTTGTTTTGACTTAGTATCTTCACCATCAACACCAGGTGCTTATTTATTCTTAGACCCAAATGATAGAACGAAATTTGATGAAAACATTGAAGAAGAAAAACAATCGAAAAAAGAAAAAGAATTAGACGGTAATAACAAATCACTTGACTTAATGAAAAAATTGAACGATTATTTGGGAAATAGATAAAATAATTTAATATGGAACAAGGAGAAAAGTATTTTGTAGCAAAAATTAGTTCTGATTTATTAGACACTGAATCAGGAAAAGTTAAAAAAATGAGAGAAGAAAAATTAGTTCTTGGTTATACACCAACTGACGTTGAAGCCAAAGTCACTAAACTTTACGAAAACTATACTATGGATTGGAGAATCACAGGGATAGTTGAAAGTAAAATTGATGAAGTTATCGAATAATTTAACTTAAAAATAATACCATTTTAAAAGGGGGAGACATTAGTCTTCCCCTTTTTTTTTTTCACTAAAAATCCATTAATAGTTAATTTATTTTACATAGTCAATCATAAAAATTAGTTTTTTTTAATTTTCTTAATATTTATTTAGAAATAAAACAAACATTTTTTTAAATGGCAAAAGAAAAAACATTAGTTGAAGAGACTTTTATCCAAATGAAGAATTTGGAGGAAGCCGTTGCAGAAAACGCAAAGGGAATACTTGCATCTACTATGAAGCAAGAAATCAAAGACTTAGTAAAAGAATCTCTATTCGAACAAGAAGAAGAAGATGAGATTGAAATGGATGCCGATGTGGATGATTCTGATATGGAATTAGACGCTGACGTTGATAATCTTGAAGATGATGAAGACCTAAGTATGGGTGATGATGAATTCTCAATGGACGATGAAGAAATGTCAATGGATGACGAAGAACCAATCGACTTAACCGGTGATGATGTTACCGATGAAGAAGTTCTTAAAGTATTCCAATTGATGGGTCCTGAAGATGAAGTTATCGTAACTAAAAATACTGATGGTAACATTAATTTAAAAGATACCAAAACAAGTAAAGAGTATATGATTGTATCTGAACAAGAAATGGATGGTGAATTTGACGAAACAGAAGAATTCTACGAATCTGATTTAAATCCTGAAGATATCTTTGAATTTGAAGATGATGAGGAAGATGATTATCAAGGAAATCTTGACAAAGCACTTGATGACGTTTTCTCAGAACAATATGATGAGGAAGAGGAAGAAATGGATTATGATGAGGAAGAGGGAGAAATGGATAAGGATGATAGTTTAATGTACGAACTTGAATTAGAGGATGACGGTGATTTAGATGAAACAGATGGGGACCAATTATCTATGGATTACATGGATGAGGATATGGACCTATATGAGTCGAAATCATTTAAACCAAAAGGTAAAGGTTTTGGTACACCTAACAAATTTAAGTATTCGTCAAAACCTAACCAAGAAGGTGGTTTTAATACTAAAAAGAAAGAAGGACCTAAATCAGTTGGTACAGGAAAAGCTAAATTTACTTACAAAGATGGTGAAAATTTAGATGGTGAGTTTAAAATAAATCCTAAGAAAAAAGTTGAGGCTAATGAAGCGTCAAGAACTTTAGGAGCAGGAAAAAGATTTGGTAAAAATAGTTTAGACAAACCTAAAGCAGCACCAAGACATTTAAGAAAAGAATCAGTTGATGGTGAATTAAATCTATTAAGAGAAAAGAATAACGAATACAGAAACGCATTAAACGTATTTAGAGATAAGTTGAATGAAGTTGCAGTGTTTAACTCAAACTTAGCTTACGCTACTCGTTTGTTTACTGAACACACCACAACTAAACACGAAAAAATCAACATATTACAACGTTTTGATTCTGTAGAAACTATTAAAGAATCCAAAAACTTATATCAAACAATAAAACAAGAATTAAATAAAGATAATTCTTCAAAACCAATTAACGAATCAATTGAGAGAAGTATCGACAATTCACCTTCAACAGGGTCGGCAATTAACTTAATTGAATCAAAAACTTATGAAAATCCACAATTCTTACGAATGAGAGATTTGATGAGTAAACTTAAATAAAAAATAAACTAAAAACAAATAAAAAAAAACAATGGGTGCATTATTAGAATCAGGTCTTGTTGGTAACATCGGATTGAAACATTTAAAAGTTATCAAAGAAGACACTATTAATAAATGGGATAAATTAGGTTTTCTTGACGATTTAAAAGGTCACTTAAAAGAAAACGTAGCTCAATTATATGAAAACCAAGCGTCTTTCTTAATTAATGAGGCTACTGCAGAAGGTTCAAACGGAGCGTTTGAAACTGTAGTTTTCCCAATCGTAAGACGTGTGTTCTCTAAATTATTGGCGAACGACATCGTATCAGTACAAGCAATGAACTTACCTATCGGTAAATTGTTCTTCTTCGTACCTAAAATTCAAGGATATAACTCAAACAACGAACATTACGCTCCTGTAGGTGCTCCTAACGGTGCAGCAGTTGGTGATGGTTACGGTGCAGGTAGTACTTACGCTAACCAAAACTTGTATGACTTATTCTACGAAGGTTCTGAACCAGGTTTAAATCCAGCGGGTTTATTCGATTATTCTAAAGGACAATTTACTGCAGTAACTGCAAGTACAAGAGTTCAAGTTTGGAGTGGTTCTAACTTAGTTGATTCTACATCAGCAACATATAGTGGTGTTACTACAAGAAAAGTAATTATTAAAGTATCAGGTTTCTCTAACGTAGGTGCTGGTAAATTAATCGGACCTGACGGACAAGAAATGGATACAGAAACTTTCTTATCTGATTTAGTTGTTACTAAAGGTGCTGGTTTAACAATTTCAGCAACTTCAGCTTGTGCGGTTGAAGCGAACACAGCGTTATTGTTTAGAGTAGTAACTCAACAATACGGAAAAGGTATCGTACAATACGGTGAAAGAAGAAATACTTCATTTGGTACAGCTCAATCAAACACAGGTGGTGGTTCATTCCAAGATATTTGTGATGCTGAAGGTTTTATCTATTTAGAAGTTGATTTATCTTGTCCGGCTTGTGTCGGATGTGGAGCTGACACTTTAGATGGTTACACAGGTACAACAATTACATCTGCGGCAACTACTACATCATTCGTAGCAGTTTACAAAAGATACAAAGAGTTAGAATTCGAAGACAAAATTGGTGAGGTTTCTTTCGATTTAGAATCTGTAACAGTTTCTGTAACTGAAAGAAAATTAAGAGCACAATGGTCTCCTGAATTAGCTCAAGACGTTGCGGCGTTCCATAACATTGATGCTGAAGCTGAATTAACGGCTTTATTGTCAGAACAAGTTGCAGCTGAAATCGACCGTGAAATTTTACGTGACTTACGTAAAGGAGCGGCTTGGAACCTACGTTGGGATTACAACGGATGGAGAAGAGTGAACGGTTTAACTACATCTTATACTCAAAAAGATTGGAATCAAACGTTGATTACGGCTATTAACCAATTATCAGCACAAATTCACAAATCTACATTAAGAGGTGGAGCTAACTGGATTGTTGTTTCTTCTGAAGTTTCAGCTATCTTTGATGATTTAGAATACTTCCACGTATCTAACGCGTCTCCTGAGCAAGACCAATACAACATGGGTATTGAAAGAGTTGGTACATTAGCAGGTC